TACAACGCCCCTGATGGCACCGCCCTGTCTGGCTCCTTCACTGTTGCCAACCAAGCTGCTGCCATCGAGATCAACGACACCAACGTGACCACGGCCACTTTCCACGGTGTGACCAGCTCCCGCATTGAGTCGTTCGACATGGCGCTCAATAACGAGCTGCTGTACAAGGAGACCGCTAGCTCTCAGGAAGTGCTGATCACCAACCGCGCCCCTGGTGGTACGGCTGTGATCGAGGCTCCTGCTGTTGGCACCACGGACTTCTTCGCCAAGGCCGTTGCTTCTGCCACTGGTTCTACCAGCCTCGTGCTGGGCGCCACCGCTGGCAATATCGTCACGCTGAACGCAGCGCAGACAGACATCACCGGTTGCAGCTACGCTGATACTAACGGCGTAATCGCGCTGTCCATGCCGTACCTGGCTCTGCCCACCACGGCTGGCAACAACGAAGCTTCGCTCGTGTTCACCTGATCTCTGTTCATGGCCTTCGTTCTCAAGAAGACTGCTTCCTACAAGTGGGAAGTCAAAGTTGAAACTCCGGTTGACGGGAATCGCTTTGAGACTCAAACGTTTGAAGCAGTCTTCAAGAAGATGAGTCGCTCGGCTTTCAACGATCTCATTGACAAGGGTGATGACGCTCTTGTTGATGGGATCCTTGAAGGCTGGGAGGGCATCAATGACGAAGCCGGTAAATCAGTTCCTTTTACTGAAAAAAACAAAAAGGAGCTGTGTGACGATCCTTACGTCATGAAGGCTTTGATTCAGGCGTATGCCGATAGCGTCACTGGGGCGCCCGCAAAAAACTAAAAGCCGCCGCTGAGTACTGGGCGAAAGGCGGCGTTGTGGACGAACGTGAGGCCGACCTGAAGGCTCTTGGCGCAAGCGAGGAGCAGATCGCCGCTGCCCGTCTGCAGGCTGTTCAGAAGGACTGTGAGATCTGGGAGGAGAACTGGGAGGTTGTGTTGATGTTCATCCGCATGTCGACGCAATGGCACACGAGCATGGCTGGATTGACGGGACTGATCGACCCGAGTTTGGAATGGCTCTGTAAGCTGTATTCAGTCAAGGATCCTGTTGCCATCTTCGAAGGCGTGCAGGTGATGGAAATGGCTGCCCTGGCCGTTCTGAACGCAAAACGATGAGCCAAGTCACTGAGCTGCTACTAAGAATCAGGCAACAGGGTGATCAGCAGCTTGTAAAACTGCAAAACACCTTTAAATCGCTTGGCCAGCAGACTGCGGCTGCGAATGTAAATTTTAAAGAATTAGCGCAGGAACTCAAAAAGGTTCAAGCTGGTTCCGCGCAAAGCATCAATAATCTCAAGGGTTATGCATCTGCTTGGCGTGAAATTGCGAACAGCGTAGATACATCATCTGATGAGTTTCGTATTGCGCGTCAAGAAGCTGATGCCCTTGATGCAAGACTGAGCGGATTTCAAAACAATCAAAAAGCTGTTGCCAATAATTTCAGAAGCATTGCGAATGCAGCCAACCAAGCAAATGTTGCAATCCGCACGACCAACGGTTTAATTCGTGATCCTCTTACTGGTGCCTATCGCGGCGTTGCTGGCGTAACTCAATATGGCGCACCGATTGGTCCGGCTGTGCCGCCCAATTATTCAAATCGCATTGCTCAACAACAACGTGAAGCAGATGCTCAGGCAGCACGGGATGCTCGTCGTCGAGCAATTATGGAGCAGCGTGCTGCTTATGCAGGGGAGGTATTAGGTACTCGTGATCCGCGTACTGGAGCATTGATTGCTGGTGGTACAGGGCAGTTTCGTGCTGTAGGTACTCAATACGCTCAACCGATTGGTCCTGCATTGCCTCCTGCCGCAAGAAGGCGATTGGGTCTTGGGCAAATTGCTGGAACCGCTGGAACGATTTCCGCTGCTGGCGTTTTTGGTGGCATTGAAGGTCTATTGGGCGCTGGCATTGGCGCTACGTTTGGCGGTCCTTTAGGCGCCGCTACTGGTGGTGCCATTGGCGCACAAGTTGGGATGGCTAGGCAAGCGTTGGGCGGAGCTGCAACATATGCCGCTGAAATCGCCAAGCAACGCCAAGCTCTGCAACTTGTCACCAAAGACACAAACGAATATCGTCGCGCCCTGCAATTTATCGATAAAACAAGTCGTGATTTTGCAATTCCGCAAGAGATTCTTACTCGTCAATTCACGCAATTAACTGCTTCTGTAAAAGGTGCTGGCGGAAATGTTAGAGATGCAGAGACTGCTTTCAAGGGCATTGCATCCGGTATTCGCGGCACCGGTGGTTCACTTGAGCAACTTGATTCTGCGCTAACTGCAACGTCCCAAGTTTTCAGTAAAGGCAAGGTTTCAGCCGAAGAACTTCGTCAGCAAATTGGCGAACGTTTACCTGGTGCCTTTAGTTTGTTTGCTCAGTCAATGGGCAAAACGCCTCAAGAGTTAGACAAAGCTCTTGAAAATGGTCAAGTAAGTTTGCAAGATTTTCAAAAATTTGCGGAAAAACTTTTTGCAGAATACGGGGAAAATGCAAAAATTATTGCCGATGGTCCAGACGCTGCTGGCGACCGTCTTCGTACTTCTCTTTCTCGCTTGAATGAAAGCATTGGCAGTTTGCTTAAGCCAATTGGCGCAGCTTTTCAAAATACGTTTGCGGCTATTGTTGGCGCAATTGATGCGGCGGTTCGAAAGTTAAATGAATTTTTTGGTCTCGGCAGGGGCAGGCAAGGGCAAATTAATGACTTGCAAAAAATTCTCAATGTAACAGATCAAAGAATTCAAGCATTTGAAAAACTTGGAGGAAAAGGCGGCACTGGTCTTGGACCAATTGAAAAAGGTCAATATGACGTTTTAGTCAAACGTCGCACGGAAACTTTTGCACAAGTATCTGCTTTACGTGCTGCTGAAAAAGCAGCGGCAACCGGAACAGGTGAACCACCAAAGGGATTGCCTGGAATTCAACCAGAAGCCCAAACAGACAAGGCTGCGGAAAAAGCAGCAAAATTGCAAGCTCGCCTAGCTGAACAAAGAAATAATATTTATCGCAAAAGCGAACAATTTCTCAAAAAAATACGAGAAACGACTGAGGACGTTTCACTGGAAACTCGGCTACTTGGTGGTAGTGCTTTTGAAGCTTTTGAAAATAATTACACTAAAGCCGTTCGTTCAGCCAATAAAGAAACGGAACAACTGCTTAAGCAAGTTTTTGATCTTGCCAAGGCGTATAAAGAAGCTGGTGGTGATTTAAATGTCACGCCTCTTGTCCAAGCAATTGATGATCTTAATGAGAGTCAAATGAACTTGGCAGCCGGTGATGCTGCACAAAAAATGAGTGATTACTGGCAAGGCTTGTCCGACACATTTATTGGTATTACAGATCAAACCTATGCAATGACTCGCGCTTTTGAATACAACAACAATGCCATTGCTGGTTTGGGCGATGGATTGCGTGGTTACGCCGACAACGTTGGCACCGTTAGGAACGCAATGGCTGAGCTTAGCCTGCGTGGCATCAAAGGCGTTGAGGATTCAATCACTTCACTGCTTGTCAATGGCACGTATAACTTCCGTGAATTTGCCGTTCAAATTCTGGAATACACCACCCGCATGATTATTCAGCAATTTGTGTTGAAAAGCATCATGAGCGCAATTGGCTTTGGTCCAGCCGCTGCATCTTCTCTTGGCTCACCCCTTGCCAATGTTTCTCAGTTCAATGCCAGCGGCGTTGGATTCAATCCTTTGGCATTCACTGGCGGTTTCGGATTTGCCATGGGCGGCGTTATGACCGGCAGCGGTCCGTTCAAGCTTCGCCGTTATGCAGGCGGTGGTATCGCCTCCAGCCCGCAGCTTGCAATGTTTGGCGAAGGAAGTCGCCCCGAAGCCTACGTGCCTCTGCCCGACGGTCGTACTATCCCAGTCACCATGAAGGGTGGCGGGGTCGGTAATGTTGTGGTGAATGTCGATGCCAATGGCAGCAACGTTGAAGGCAACGGTCAGCAGGCCAATGCACTTGGCAAGGCAATCGGCATCGCCGTTCAGCAAGAGCTGATCAAGCAGAAACGTCCTGGAGGCTTGCTCGCGTAATGGCCACTTTCAACGACGCCACTGTTGGCACCAGTACAGGCGGCACCACGCCTGATTTCGGTGCGTCACGTAAAAGCCAACCTGTTGTCCGCAAAGTGCAGTTTGGTGATGGCTATGAGCAACGTCTGACCTATGGGTTGAATCAAAACCCACGCGTTTGGGATCTGACTTGGACAGCCAAGGACAGCACAGATGCCGATGCCATTGAGGCGTTTTTTGATGCACGCGCTGCTGACAACGCCAGCTTTGATTGGACGCCATTGGATGAAGCAACCGCCTACAAGTGGGTTGTAGAGAGTTGGTCGCGTGATCTGCGTTACGCCAACGTAAATACGATTACAGCCACCTTCCGTCAAGTATTTGAACCCTGATGGCATAAGCATCTAAACTGCTAGTACCGGAGACCTTCCATGAGCACCATCGTCACCCGCGCCGGCAAGGGCAGTCCACTGACCCACACCGAGCTGGACGCCAACTTCACCAACCTGAACACCGATAAGGCTGGTTACATCACCGGCGAAGGCGGCACGGTCACCCAAGCCACCAGCAAAAGTACCGGCGTGACCCTCAACAAGCGTTGCGGCCAAATCACCCTGAACGGCGCCGCTCTGGCCGCTGACACCACCGTTAGCTTCACCCTGACCAATAACACCATTGCAGCCACAGACCTGCTGGTGCTTAACCACGTCAGTGCAGGCACGGCTGGTTCTTACGCACTCAACGCCCAGGCGGCTGCCGGTTCGGCTTCAATCAACGTCCGCAATATCACTGCTGGCTCGCTTTCTGAGGCCATCGTCATTGGTTTTGCTGTAATCAAAGCCGCCACTGCGTAACACATGGCGTATGTTGTAACCGGCTATTGGGATGCTGGTTACGTCACCAGCGACAGCCAAGCCAGCCTCACTGCCGCACTACAGGAGATCGCCCCTAGTGCAGTCATCGAGTTGTTTCAGCTCGAACTGAATGCTGCCCAGCACGGAGTTGACCAGACGTATTATTTTCACGCTGGTTTTAACGAAGTCCTGACGGACATCATTTGGAACTCGCAGGCATATCAAGCACTGCCAATCGAGGCAGATGGTTTTGAGTACAACGGCAACGGCCAACTGCCACGCCCAAAACTGCGTGCATCTAACCTGCTTGGTTCAATTACCGCAATCCTTGCCACCCTGCCAGAAGGCTTGGAAGGCGCCAAAGTTATTCGTATCAGGACGCTAAAGCGATTCTTAGACGCGGAAAATTTTGCTTCCGGAGATGTACTTCTTTTGGAAGATGGTTCAAGGCTGTTGTTTGAAGATGGCACTTCGATTTTCCTTGAACCTGTAAATGCCACCGCCGACCCCTACGCCGAGTGGCCACGCGAGATTTATTACGTCGATCGAAAGTCAGCCGAAAGCCGCGATGTCGTTGAGTTTGAACTTGCCTCTGCATTTGATCTTGCTGGTGTTCGTGCGCCAAAACGCCAATGCGTTACCCGTTGCCAGTGGGTCTACCGCTCTGCTGAGTGCAGCTATGCCGGCACCAACTACTACAACGAAAACGACGTAGCCGTTGGCAACGCAAGCGAAGACGTATGCGGCAAACGGGTTGACAGTTGCAAACTACGGTTTGGCCAAAATGCTGAACTGCCTTACGGCGGTTACCCCGGCATTGGCACCTACTTCGTATGAGTTGGCGTGAAGCTGCCTTAGCCCACGCACAGGCCGAAGATCCAAAAGAAGCCTGCGGCTTGGTGGTGGTTATCAAGGGCAAGGAGCACTATTGGCCATGCAGCAACCTTGCTACCCACGCCGAGCAAATGTTTGTGCTGGCACCTGACGACTATGCCGCCGCCGAAGATGCTGGCGAAATTATTGCCATCGTCCATAGCCACCCGATCACACCAGCCATCGCTAGTGAGGCCGATAAGGTAGCTGCCGAAAAAACTGGCCTGCCTTGGCACATCGTCAACCCCAAAACTCAAGCATTGGGCACCTACACACCCAACGGTTACAAAGCACCGCTGATCGGTCGGCAATGGGTATGGGCTGTGCAGGATTGCTGGACATTGGCGCGTGACTGGTATGCCGAAAACGGGATTGAACTCCGCGACTGGGACCGCCCGCTTGGCCCCGAGGACTTCATCC